TAACTGTCGGACTTTGATGTCCCGGGTTACACTAGTCGTAACTTGGCATCTCCCCTCGGGGAAAGATCCCTTTTACGTTATGTGTGTGGGGTAGCACCATTGGATCTACCTTAACACAGCAGTGAAGGCTCGCGCCCTAGCTGCCAGAAGGCTTAATCTTTACTTTGATTACAGTCTTCTTCGTCTCTTTAGCTTGGCTTAGAGGCGGAAAGATCTCATCCTTAGTGAGACCTTTCAGATATTCTTTGAGTTGACGGTCATTGGCCGCTCTAAGAACATCAGAATGAGTGATCGGACTATCCTTTCCCTCTTTCTTCGGCTTTGCTCTCTTGGGAGAAAGTTCAGCATCGCCGCCTGTCTTTATAATTGGTTCCAAGAAACCATTATCGGACATATTCCCTTGGGCATGAGTTACCTTTTGCCTTGTGGAACTGAGCTCCTCTGCAAATAATTCCTTTTGCAGATCGGATCCTCCAGGCCAGATTTCTTCACAGAATTCTGCATTACCTAGGAGCTCTGCCGTCTTTCTTATAATTATGTTTATAAGATGCAGCAGTACCTTAGTCATCGGGTCTCCCATGAGTACCCCCCTAAGTAGAAGTATCTTCCTGATAAAGTTTTCAGGATCGACTTGTTCACCGTATCGGGATAAATAACCCCGACCGACGAAGTGGATTTCTCTCGGCATAAAAGACGTTTGAAATACAATCATTTGAAGTAGAGGCGGTATACCGCACTTCTTCATCCAGGCTCTAGACAGGTATCTACCTATCCAGTGTTCCATAAAGTCTGTTGCCGTGCTGAAATCAGTAGAGCCGACAAACAGATGACGGTAAACTTCTTGTCTTAAAGAAGATTCCGTTGAGCTCTTTAACTCCGTTATTTGTATCGGGTCAAAGGCCATTTCTTCTTCGTCCTTATCAAAGAATTCTAAGAAGAAATTCCAACCGTGGGATGATTTTAACATCCCCGATTTGGATGACTTGAATCCCTTACCTAGGGGCCAAGCCACCATCTTGGAGATAGTATCTAATACTACTTTCAAGTATGCTGAGGCCTTCGTAACGGATCTTCCCTTACTAGGCTCTTTTACCACTATGAGATGGGCTCTTCTGAGCTCTTCTGGTGGCATAGAAAGTACTTTCTCGAGACAACTCCAGAAAATATATTCTCCCACATTGCAGTTGTCATCTAGACGTGCTTCGTGGATTTGGATTCCTGTGTGAAGATCTAATATCTTAACAGGTTTCCCGCACCTACCTAAGTTCACTAATTCTGTGATCGTTTGTAGTGTTCCTCCTTCTTTCGCAGTTGTTTCCCAACATCCGGCGGTAGATAGGGATATTCTTGCCTTAGTTGTAAGGCCTGTGAATATCTCGTCTGGAAGGTCCTTTATGACCCTTTCCAAGACGTTCAGTAGTATCTTCTTTTGTGTAGAAGAAGGTACTTCTGGTTCTATCGTGACAGTCTCTATGAACTTCACTTTAGTTTTCAAGATCACAATCGGAGGCGGGGTACCGCAACCGCGTGTTTGAGATAGAACGGCGTTAAGGAAATCAACCCTAACGCCTTTCTGCACCATAGCTGCGTACCATATCGGTACTAGCCATCGTAGCCAACTGGGAATAGATGTAATTTCATCTGTCTCCAGATCGATGCAGCGGATAATTTCTTTCTTATTCGCTAACATTTTGAATAGCTTTCTGATATCTTTAAGCTCTTCATACCTTGATTTGAAACTTACGTCTTTTAAGTCTCCATCGAGGAACTCGTCATCTAGCAAAACATCTAGATTACGCAGTACGAAAACGTCGAATTTTGTCCAATTCCACTTTTCTTCCGGAAATGCTGAATACCTTTGTAGGAACATTCCGTCTATGGTCTTCAAGACTTCAATCAGTCTTTTGGACCTTCCAGACCTTTGGGGACTATAAGTCTCAAAAAGGTTTGTTACCAGATCCTTCTTCCATGAAGGGTTCGGGTCTCCGTTGAGGAAATGTATTATCTTTCCTTTTAACGTGGCTGCCCAGGACGAGACTTTCGCCCTGCTAGCCGAGTTTTCTCTTGGGAATGCCTCGAGAACTCCCTCTGGGGTGCAGAGTGATATTAACCTTGAACCCCAGTGTGTCCTTTTGAACAGAAAATCTTTCTGAACAATCGGATTAGCAATGTCAGCAAATTTTACTGATCTATTCCTATTTCCGTTGTACTCCTCAGAGAGGAGTACAGACGGGAAAGGTTCTGTTAGCCGCTTTTGATCGGCAAACCAGACCTTCGTTCGCAATCCGACAGCCTTTGGCTCATGTCCTCTTGCGCGTACTAGGGCTCTTCCTGCTAATATCAGGAATGGGTCCTCATAATCCAAGCGTATATACTTATCCGCTCGGATTTCTCTCTCGTCATCCTCATCTAAAGGTAAGGGTGCGTAGTAATTTTCGAAAGAACCGTCTAGGTCCTTATTTCGATACTTTGAAACATGAACGCCTTTTAGGCCATTTGTTTGTTTCAATCTGGACAGCTTGAAGATATCTGTTACTTCATCCTCATCCTTTTCCCTCTTTCGGGGAAATGCTTCTAAAGGAAAACCTTCCTCTAGTAGCACCGACAGTTTCCGGCTAACAGAGCCAGAACCTGAAGACTTTAAAGCAAGTGCCGTCGGCACCTGCTTTACAGACAGAAAATGCGTACCCTTAGTGTAGGGTTCGAGTTCTGAGCACAGCGACGGAGGATAGCTCCTATCGAAGTGTGTCGTGAAACGTAGTAATCCACCTACGGCTCCCGGTAAGTAAGGTAAAGTATGTATATACTTATCTTGCTTGAACATATTTGCAGAATGAATTTACTGGCTTATTATGTT